GAAGTTGCCCGCGACCGAACAACTCGCCGCGGCGATGTATCACGCCGTCGGGGAAGCGTACGGCCCGGATTTGACGTATTGGGTGCAACCGATTCCCGTCAGAAAGAAGTGGTTGAAGTGGGCGGTGGAATGGCTCGCCACGCAATCGCCGACTGAACATGACGATGCGAGTTTGACGCGGGCGGTACGCAGGCAGGCGGCGCGGGAGTTGGAACCATGAACACACCGGACGACTCGCCGCTCGCCTTTCCGCGCAGTGATGGCGGATATTCGCAAACCCTTGACGGCATGTCACTGCGCGACTACTTCGCGGGACAGGTCGTGGGTATGGCCTCGCACGATTTAGGCGACACGGGCGTCGTTGCGGCTCGAGCCTACGCCATTGCCGACGCGATGCTGAAAGAACGGGCCAAGTGAGCAACAGTTTCACCGGCGAACCGGGCGCGATGTCGTATGACCGCGATCGCGAACCGCACAAAACCAACGCGACGTGTACGGGTTGCTGGCGCGAGTTTTGGCGCGCGAAAGCCGACGACGGCAACTTGTGTAACCGATGCGCGAGTGAGAGCGATTGGCGGGCGCAAGAGAAGAAACGCATGGCAAAAGCGAAATTAAAAGAGGGATGCGCGAATGGGAACGAAGGGTTGCCAGCGACTCCTCCTGTACCGCGTGGTGGGACCGGGTTATGAGCGACCACCGTGTCTCGTCTGAGTCCGACCGACGCTGCCAACGGTGTCAGCATCCCGATCATTGGCATCGGCACGATGACGAGGCGTGCCTGTCGTCGCATCCACAGCCGTGCTCGCTTCCGGGCACCCTTGACGCACAGCGCGGCGCACCGCCGGCGCCGTTTCGGTGTCTTGGCTACGACTGCGACCGGCCAGGACTTCGTGCAGGCACGCTGGAGACACGATGCGGTTGTCCGAACTTCGTGAAAGATGGCGATGGCTCGTAAAGACGTGCTCGGCTCTGGCGTTGTGACATGGCGGTCGGCTGCACTCAGTCTTGGTGAACATCTCGCCGCCGCTGGGCCGCCCGGATATTACTCCTTCACGCCGGAGCAATGGTTGACGTGGGTGTTAGCCCAACCGGCCATGCGTGGTCGCGATCCGTGCGGTCTCGCGGACGGGGAGACAACGAGCGCACAGAACACCACCGGAACGACCACGCGGTAGCAAGGACGCAGGGGCCACCACGGACTGACAGTTCGCGCATGAATTGTATTTTGGAAATTGAAACCCCGGGACGTGAAAGCAGGATCGCAGTGACCACCTCTGATCAGATCAACGAGCTCGCGGCGGCGTTGGCGAAGGCGCAAGGCGTGATGGCGCACGCGAAGAAAGACAGCACCAACACGTTTTTCGCGAAGGGCGGTAACACGGGGAAGTATGCGGATCTCACCGCGGTCTGGGAAGTGTGCCGCGCGCCGCTCGCCGCCAACGGCCTGAGCGTGTTGCAGTCGCCGAGCGCAGAAGGCGCGACCGTGTCGGTCGAAACGACGTTGATGCACACCAGCGGCCAGTGGATGCGCGGCGTGGCGACGGCAACGGCGCGCGACGATTCGCCACAGGCTATCGGGTCGGTGATCACGTACTTGCGGCGCTACGCCTTGCAGTCGTTCGCGGGCGTGGCGACCGACGACGATGACGCGGAAGCGGGCCAAGGGCGCGGGAATGGACAGAAAGCCGCCGCGCCGGTCAAGCCCGCCGGGTACGACGTGTGGGTCGTGAACTTGACCGCCAAGGCGCAAGATGGCTTTGACGTGCTCTCGGCGTTTTACAAGGTCCGCTCGCTAGAGGCGGATGCGTATCGCAACTACCTCACCGCCACGGAACCGCAACGCATCGAAGGGCTGAAAGCCGTGGCGCAAGCCGTGACGGACATGAAAGCCAAACAGCAGAAGGTGGCCTCATGACGCTGGCCCTGGTGCCGCCGTTCACCATCCTCACGGCCGATCAACGCTCGCCCGAATGGTTCCAGGCGCGACTCGGCCGCCTGACCGGCTCGAGAGCGGGCGACATGCTGGCGACCATCAAGAGCGGGGAAGCCGCCGCCCGCCGCGATCTCCGCACACAGCTCGTCTGCGAACGCCTGACCCAGACGTTGCAGGAAGACAGCTTCGTCAATGCGGCCATGCAGCGCGGGATCGACGTCGAACCGCAAGCCTTTGCTGCGTACGAAGCCCTGACAGGCAATCTGGCGCAGCGGACGGGGTTCCTGTCGCATAACACCTTAGCGGTGGGCTGTTCCCTCGATGGGCATGTCGGCGCGTTTGAGGGCATCCTCGAGCTGAAATGCCCGAAGAGCGCGACGCACCTGTCCTACCTCCGGTCGCCGGGGAAAGTGCCGCCGGCGCATCTGCCGCAGATTGTCCATAACCTCTGGGTCAGCGGGGCACGGTGGGCGGACTTCCTGTCCTTCGATGATCGGTTCCCGCCGCATCTCCAGACGTTTCTCGTACGGGTGGAACGCGACGACAAGGAGCTGGCGTCGTATGCGCTCGCGGCGGCGCTGTTTCTCTCCGAAGTCCAGGCAGAACTCGAACTCGTGGAAGGACTGCGATGACCAAAAACGGCGAGCTCGGCGCGTTGTGGGAAAAATCCGGGGCGCATGGTCCCTACATGACGGGCAAAATCTCGGGCGTCAGCGTCGTGCTGTTCAAGAACGACAAGAAAGAAGCGGGCAGCAATCAGCCCGACTGGCGTGTGCTCGAAGCGAAAAAGAAAGACGCACTCCCGGCCGATGACAGCCATACACAGCAACTCGCCGAGTCGGATGTGCCATTTTAGTCATGGGCCTCGCGGACTTGACCTTCTTGACCGACCGCCCCGCGATGGCCGTCCCGAAGCCGTTGCCGCATCAACTCACCAAGCAAGCCGAGCAACGCGCGGCCGTGCTCAAAGACGACGCCTTCCGCGCGCTGATCTGGCAGTTGGATGGCTCGCGGTCGCGGGCCACGGGCAAGCTCTTGATGCGCAGCGGCACGATGGCGTGGGAGCAACTCGGCGAAGTCGATCATTCGATTCCGCGCTCGCTGGCACCCGACCGGCTGTGGGATCCGCAAAACGCGCTGCTGCTGTCCAAGGCGGAAAACCGGCTGCGCAAAGTGCCGTGTCCCCGGGCGCCGGAGTTTCGCATGTTCAACTACGAAGGCCCCGATAACCGCCGTGAGCCGCAGACGTTCATCTGGCGGGACGCTGACGGCAAAGTCGTCAAACGACGGATTGGCTAGAGGTGGCGATGCGCTTATCGACCGCGATCCGCTTGGGCTCCTTACTCCATCCCCAATGCTTCCGCGCTATGTATATCGGCGATGAGTCCGAGCACGTGCGGGCGTCGTGCGCGTTGGGGGCGGCGGTAGCAGCGGGCTGGGTCTTGGACGATCCCGTGCTATATACGCCTGTCTTCTGTCCGGTCTGCGGCAGCGCGAACGATCCGATAGACGCGTTCCATCTCCGAGACGCGGTGATCCATCTCAACGACGATCATCGCTGGACGCGCGATCGAATCGCGGATTTTGTCGCGACGGTGGAACCAGGAGACAGCGAGCCTGCGGTACAGCCTGATGCCGTCCGCGGAGGACTGGAGGCGACGGGGCAACCCGTCCTGACCCCGCGCGTATGATTCTGTACTTCGTCGTCGTCCTCGGCTGCGTCCTGGCGATCAGCGTGATCGCCGAGTTAGTGGATGTGATCCGTCAACGGAAGTACTCCGAGTATGTGACGTTGAGTGATCGCCGCGCCAAGTTGCAAAAAGTACTGAAAGAGGAAGAGTAGATGCGCGCCACACAGACGCGGGTTGTTAGGAAACGATTCGGTACCGCGGAGACGGATTGTGAGAGCTAGTCGCATCCGTTTCTCGTTTGAGTCCGACCGACGCAGGCACGTATGACTGTACGGAAGCGACTTATGAGTCGGTCCGCAGTTACTGGCGGGAAGTTTCTCGCGGTGCCGTGTCCTTTGTGTGGCACCACGAATGTGATCGTGAGTGGTCAGTGGTTGCGGGCACGCCGCGAACACGCGGGCCTGTCGCAAAAGGCCATGGCTATGCGCTTGCTCATCGCGCCGTCGTATGTCTGTGACATCGAACACGACCGTCGCCATTGTCCGATAGAGATTCGGAAGGCGTATGAGGCGTTGCGATGACAGAACAGGAGCGCACGATGCTCAGGCGACTCGCCGACAAGTGGGAAGGCGAAGCCGAGAACTACGAACGACGCCAGGATGATGACTATGGCGCGAATGCAATGATGCTGCGCTACTGTGCGGTGCAACTACATTCCGCGGTTCCCGCCGAACGTCAGCATGAGTGGCAGTTCTACGCCAACGGATCGTTCTGTCGGCGCTGTGGCGCGTCGATTGGTGACCAGCGAGCGTGTCGATGACGGACGTTCGCAGAGGGAGACAACGGACCGACAGTTCAGCACGGGCCGACCGCGCGGTAGCTGTACCGATCGAATAGTCACGGGCTGACAGTTCGCGCATGATTTTTCAGGATCCCGGCTACCCAATGAAGGGTGGGGGATCACACGGTGAGGGAGGGTAGATCGATGAGTCTACGCAAGCGCCAGGAACAGCAGCAACAGAACCAGCAGACCTACGGGCGGCAGAGCGGCGGCGTGATGACCCAGGAGACGCAAGGGGCATCGCCGGTGCGTCTGATCGGCGGGCGCGAGTATTTCAGCGTCGTCGACGGGGAAATTCTCAACGTCATCGGCACGACCGATATTCCGGGGATGTCTCCGGCGTATTGGTTGCAGTCGGATGAGGATGGATCAACGGCGCCGGTGTCGGTGAAGGAAGCGCCGATTTTCACGACGGCGCAACGGGCCTTGCAATTCCTGAACGAACAACGCGGCAATCGCCGGCCGCTGCAGTAGGGACCTGTCAGGGGCGGGGGAGCGGCTGGCTCGTCGCTCCCCCGCAGAGTCACGTATGACGAAGATCATCACGCAGCGTACGCGGCGGATCGCGTGGTTACGCGCACATCCCTGGTGGCTCGAGACGAGTACCCCGGACCTGTATGCGTTGACGCGGCAGTGGCGGGCGCTGGGGTTGCTCAGCCACACGTCGACGTGGCGCGATGTGGGGTGGATCCGTTTGTTCGCGGCAGCACGAGGACACACCACCCCATGTTGACCATCACGTTCAAGGGCGAGCCGTTTCTGTTTACGGGCGATTCCTTCGAGGAGGACGGCGCGCTGACGACGGTGCACGATTTCACGCACGGGCTGCCGAGCTACGCGCACTACTGGCCGGCGAGTGGCGTCGTGAAACGGTATGCGGCCGTGATCGGGCATCGCGCGGATCTTGTGGTTCTCGGGCCGACGGAGGCGCCCGCGATGTCGTTCGCGGACGTGATGCGCGCGCTCGAGACCATGCTCGGCGCCTTCTCTTTCTCT